GCAATATGTATGAAACAGTTTAGACCAGAAATATCAACTAAAGAATTAGTAGAAGATGTTTGCGACATGTCTATGATCTATAAAGTTATTGAGTTTGCAGCAAACATTAGGCTTAACGTAGACTCTGAAGAACCTGTAAAAGAACAAGCAGAAAAAGGTTCAAGCTGGTCAGAGTTTGATTTGGCAAAAATTGAAGGAGAGTTGTTTTTGCTTGGTAATTGGAAAGATTATAATGACTTAGAAAGTTCTTTATCTTTGCCAGAAATAACAATTACTTTAAGTTCAAAAAGAGAATTAGATTATCAAGAAAAAAAGTTTCTTGCTGCAATCCAGGGAGTAAATCTTGATGAACAAGCTGGTGAGCCAGATGCATGGCAAAAACTAAAAACAAAAGTGTTTAGTGGTGGAGCAACTAGTGATCCAAAGGATATTCTTGCTTTGCAAGGAGTGGCTGCAAATATGGCAGGATTTGGAATTGGTCAAGGATTGTCCTATGAAAAATGGGATTAGTATATGATACAATTGATTAAGACAAACAAGGAGGATTAATGTCTACAACTGTAAATGAAGATAAGACTATTACGCTTATCGACGGACAAACAATTAGTGTGCGACCCCTAAAGATTTCGCTACTTCGTCCATTTATGAAGAAGTTCCAGGCGATTGCCGAGGTGGCTGATGATAACGACAAATCAATGAGTATTCTTATGGAATGCGTACAAATCGCTATGAAGCAGTACAAGCCTGAAATTGCAGATGACCTAAAAGCTTTGGAGGATAACCTTGACTTACCTACAGTCTATAAGATTGTGGAAGAGGCTTCTGGCGTTAAACTGTCAGATACAAACCTTATAGGTTAAGATTAGAGGTGCTACTGGATGGCTGATGTTGAATCCAATATTAATGTAAATATTGACACTTCGAGTGCTCTTGCATCTATCAGGAGACTCCAGTCGGAACTATCAGCCTTCCATACCTCAATGGCAAAGGGTGGTGCAGCTGCTGCTGCAACATCTGCACAACTTCAACAGGGGTTAATGAACTCTCTTAATGCCACAGGGCAGTTTACTGCTTCAATGAAAAGGGTTTCTTCAACAACCGAATCCTTTACCTCAAGTCTTGAAAAAAACAAGCTTTCAATGCGAGAGTATTTTAGATATTCCGCTGGATCATTTAAAACCTTTAGCACTATATTTACTAAAGAATTTAATACAATTGAAAAGGTTGCTCGTGAAAGAGTAAAGACGCTTCAAACTCAATACATTCAAGTTGGTCGTGACGCATCTGGCGCAATGAAGGCCATTGCCATTAGACCACAAGTTCTTGATATGAATGATCTTGGAACAAAGACTGCTATTGCTTCACAAAAAATGCAGATCCTAAACCAAATGGTAAAGCAAGGCTCTACAAATCTTCTAAACTTTGGTAAAAATACTCAGTGGGCTGGTCGCCAACTTATGGTCGGTTTCTCTATTCCGCTTGGAATTGCTGGTGCTGCTGCTGCTAGAGAATTTATGAAGCTTGAAGAACAGTCGATTAGATTCAAGCGTGTTTATGGTGATACGTTTACACCAACATCAGAAGCAGATCAGATGGTTCAACAGATTAAGACTCTAGCTACAGAGTTTACTAAGTACGGACTTGCTGTTGATAAGACAATGGCCCTTGCAGCAGATGCTGCTGCTATGGGTAAGCAAGGTGCTGACCTAATGGCTCAAGTTAATGAAGCATCAAGACTATCAGTTCTTGGTGGGGTAGATCAGCAACAAGCACTTGAAACAACGACCTCTCTTACAAATGCTTTTGGTATTGCAACAAAAAACCTTGCCAAAGAAATTAACTTCCTTAACGGAGTTGAGAACCAAACCGTCACATCTATTGAAGACTTAACAGAAGCCATTCCAACAGCTGCTCCAGTTATTCAGCAACTTGGTGGTAATGTTCAAGACCTTGCATTCTTCCTAACTGCAATGCGTGAAGGTGGTATCAATGCTTCTGAAGGTGCTAACGCACTAAAGTCTGGTCTTGCCTCTATGATCAACCCAACCACCGCAGCAACCGAAATGCTTGGTAAGTTTGGAATTAATCTTCAGGGAATTGTAGACGGTAACAAAGGCAATGTAAAGCAGATGATCCTTGATCTAAGTTATGCCTTAAACAGCTTAGATCCAACAAACAGAGCACAGGCAATTGAACAGCTATTTGGCAAGTTCCAATTTGCTCGTATGTCTACTCTGTTTCAAAACGTTACAAAAGAAGGATCACAGGCTAGTCGTGTTCTTGAGCTAACAGCAAAGTCAGCTTTAGAGCTTTCAATTTTGTCACAACGAGAAATGGAAAAGATTTCTGAGTCTCCAATGTTTAAGTTTCAGGCTGCTGTTGAGCAATTCCAGGCAGCCCTAGCACCACTAGGAGAGGCATTCCTTAAAGCTGTAACCCCAATTATTGAATTTGGAACAAAAATATTAGACGAATTTAATAAAATGGATGCAGGTGCTAAGAATTTTGTTGTTGTCCTTGCAGCTGCTCTTGGCGGTATTGCACCAATTCTACTTATGAGCTTTGGTCTTGTTGCTAACGGTGTAGCTAACCTTATTAAGTTTTTTGCATTTGTAGGTAAAACATTCTTGGGTGTAGGAAGAAGTTCTCAAACACTTGGTGGACAACTAGATTATATGACTCAGCAACAGCTAGAGGCTGCTGCAGTCGCTGCATCTCTTGATCAATCACACAACAGACTTATTCAAACGTTTACATCTGAAGCTGGAGCAGTTAACAATCTTACAGCGGCATATGAAAGAGCAGCAGCTGCTTCTGCTAGGGTTGGACTTGCTGGAGTAGGAAGAGGTGTCAAGGGTAAGAAGATGGCTACTGGTGGTATTATTAGTGGTCCTGGAGGCCCTACCTCAGATTCCGTTCCAATTATGGCTTCTAATGGAGAAGCAATTATTTCTGCCAAAACCGTCAAAAAGTATCCTGGAATGGTTTCAGGTCTTATTGCTGGTAACATTCAAGGATTTGTTGCAGGAGGAGTTGTTGAACAAGACTATGTAAATGATCCAGGTCAACCAAAAAGAAATAAGCTTGGATTCCAGGCAAACTTTAAAAAACTTGGAGGAGTAATGGGCCTCAGTGCAGAGGCCGATCAAATAAAAGCAGAGCTGCTTAAAGCACAAGTTTCTGTTTCTTCAGCAAGAAAGATTATGTCAAGAGCTGTTGCAACTGCTCAAAGCGGAGGATCAATCTCTGAATTTATTGACAAGATGAACACATCTTTACAAACATGGAAAGCTAGTGGGTCAAAAAATGCTACAGCTCTTGTTTCTAGCCTTGATCAAAAACTCGGACTAACACAACAGAGAGCTGAAAAAAGACAAACATCTGGAGATTTTGCTCATATTGGCAGCGGTGTCACAATGTCTGCAGCAGACTATAAAAAGAAATATGGGACACAGGGTCTTGGTCAAAGTCAAATTAATGCTCTTGAAGAAAGCATTAAAGAAAATAAAAATGTTTCAATTAAAAGTGGTCTTGGAATGTCAAACTTTAACTCAGCAGTTAACAATAAGCTTGACAAAATTGGTGCTTCACAATCTGAAGTGATGTCTGCATATAAAACTGCTGGCGTTGAAAAGTGGAACGAAAGTATTAGAATTGGCGGAGGCAATGTCAAAGAGCTTGCAGCTTCAGCTAAAAAGTTTGACCAAGAGTTCCAGGGACTTATTGGAAAAGTAAGCAAGGGTACTGTGATGTTTGACAGACAAGCAGACGCAGATAAGTATATGGCACAAAATGCTGGTAAGGCTGCTACATCACTTGAAAAACTTTATGCCGCAGCTATTAAAACAGCAGATCCTAAACTACAACAAGCACTAACTACAGCACAGTCAACTCCTAGAGAGTTTAGAGCTGGAGGAAAACGAAGAATTAATGCGAATCTTCCTTCTGATCTAGTACCAGTAATGAGAGAGCAAGCAAAGAGAGAGCTTGCTGGAGGAAGTCAAACAAGGAATTCAGCCACAGCATCTAGAAGAATTTCTGAAGCTGAGGCTCGTGCTTCTATGACACCAGCACAAAAAGGTGCATATACAAAAGCTAATGAAGAACGCAAGAAACAACTTCTTGCTGCACAAAGAAGACAAATTCGTGCTGCTGAAATAGAGGCAGATATTGCAGAAAGAGAAGCAGCAACAGCAAAACGTAGAGAGTCTGCAAGAAAAGGCGTTGAAACACGAAGAGCAAATGCAGAAGCTAGAGCAGCAGCAGCTGTAGAACAAGAGGCTGCAACAACACAAAAGAGAAGTCTTCGTTCTAGAATATCTTCTGGCATAAGGGGCATGGGTCAAAGAGGCGGAGGCATGGCTGGCATGGGCATGAGTGCAGCAATGATGGCTGGCTCAATGGTTGGAGGACCTGCAGGAGACGCTATGGGAGCCATTGCTGGACCACTAATGGGTGCTGCTTCTGCCATGACTATGATTCCTGGTCCTGCTGGATTAGTTGTTGGTGGACTCGTTGCTGTAGCAGGAGCTGCAATGGCTATAAATCAATCTATGAATGAGGCAAGAGATAAGGCTATAGCTTTTGGAAATTCTCTAGGTGCTGGAAAAGCTGCTATGGAAGAGTTTGCAAAATTCAGCGGTCAAGTTAGCGATAGTCAAATTAAAGATAAAGAAAGACAAGACTTTATTGGTCGCTCAAGCATACAGGGCGTAGAAGATGACGAAATTGGAAAGCAGTTCCTAGCTTCTGAACAAGGAACTGCTATGACAGATGCAATTGCTAAGAATCTTCAAAATGTTAATATGTCAACTATTCAAGAACAAATTTATCAGCAAATGACAACAGCTGTTGCTACTGGTGCAATAGATCAAGAAACAGCTCAAAGTATTGTTATGGCTCTTGGAGAAAAACTTGGAGATCCAAGCCTTGCGCTTAGCATTAATGCAAGAATTGATGAAGTTTTTGGTGCAGATGGAAAACTTCTTGCAGACTCAAAGCTTGAGGTTCTTGCAGAAATTAGCTCAGAGTCATCTGCAAATATTCAAAATCAGATTAAGTCACTAACAGACACTCTTCCAGGAGCAGGTCTAAACTTGGCAAGAATTTCAGAAGTTTCAGGTCTTGTAATTTCTATGGGGACACAAACTCTTGAACAGCAAACACAGCTACTAGACTCTCTTGATGTTGAATATGAAAAGAGATTAAGAAATGCTACTGCAAGTGGTCAGGACACAACAGGCTTGACAACTGAGTATCAAGCTTCAAGAGAAACTTTGCTTCAGGACCAAAGAGACACAAGGGCAGCTATGTCAAATCCATATGCAAAAGCCGTAGGGTACGACCCAGCAACAGGAAAAATGCTATCAAGTGCAAATGGTTTTGCTGCTGGAGAAATGGGTAAGGCAATGGATACTCAAATTGAAACCACATATGCTAATGACCCTGTTATGCTTGAACAAGCAAAAAGAGCTAGAGATAGGATTGTTGGAAGTGAGGGCAGTAGCCTTCTTAACACTGAAAAACAAAATGCAGAAGCTCAAGTAAGAGAGTTTGAGCTAAAAGCAGTTCTAGCAGAAGGTGTTGTTCCTCCAGAAACATTCTTAAAACTTTTAGAAGGAGCAGACGAAGCTGAAGCTGCCATACACAATCAGTTTGTTTTAGATATTATAGGAGAAATTGGTAATGCTGATGGTGGACTAATGGTTCAAATGGCATCACAGATTAAAGACGGAGCGCTAAGGCAAGATTTTGAATTAACACTTAATGCCGATGCTGGAGGAGATCCAGAATTATACAAAATGTATAAAGATATTTATGCAGCTGGTGGTCAAGAGGCTGTAGATGCTGTAGTAAACTTTGCTGTCAATGATGATGGAACGGTAGACCTAAATAGACTAAATGAGATAAAAGCAGAGATTGAAGGTTTGCAAACATTGTTTGAGTCAAATCCAAGCTCAGAACAAGTGTTTGAATACATATTTAACAGTACTGGCTTTAACATGACACAAGAGCAGATGGACTATTACAATAGTCTTCCGCCAGAAGATCAAAAAACTTATGCAACAACATACTTGACAATTACGGAAACAATTGACGCTAATAGTACAGAAGGAAGAGCTAGGCTCAATGAATATGCTAAAAAGAACAATGTAGGAATGACAACAGTTATGACTATGTATGGACCAACAACACGATATGACTATGACGCTATTGCTGCTCACCAAGCTGGAGCTGCTGCTAGTAACGCTGTAAGGCCTCCTAGCGGAGGTGGTGGTCGCAACACTAACGACGATGATAACGCTGGCGGAGGCGGCGGTGGAGGATCAGAAAAAGCTCCACGAACAATTGCAGAAGTAATTGCAGACCAACAAAAACGTATTACAGCAATTAATGATCAAACAAGTGCAGTTAGAAAACTTGTAGCAGCTGGGCTAAGCCTTGCAGATGCATATGCAATTGCTAGCAATGCTGAAGATGCAGCTCTTATTGCTCATGGTGCTACTACTGCACAGATTGCTGAGCTTACCGCCAAAACTAGAGAAGCTGAAAAGGCAACCAAAGACCTAGCAGCAGCACAAAAAGTTGCCAACACGGCAATGGAAACCAAAGAAAAGAATGCTCTTGCAACTAGACTAGCAGCAGACTCATCGTTAACAGATATTCAAAAGAGATTCCTTCTTGAAAATCCTGATGCAGCTAGGTTGTACATGACACCTACCCTTGACCCAGAAGCTCTTAGACAGGCATTGCTTGACGCACAAAACGCAGGTACTTACGAGTTTAACATTAACAGAGTCACAATCCCTGGACTACAAGAAATTTGGAAAAAGGGAATGAGTAATGCAGCTGAGGCATTCTCTGCACAGGAAAATGCTATTAAGATTAATTTTGATATTCAAAGAAGTCCATTTGAAGATATTGTTGAAGCTGGACAAAGAGCAATAGCAGATATTCAAAATAGAGCTGGTGGGCTTGACGATCTAGACGCAGACCTTGAAAGAATTTCTAATAAAGAATTTGAAATTAATAAAGCTTACGATGAAAAAGTAAAAGCTCTTGATGAAGTTGCTAAGATTAATGATAAAATTATTGCTCAGCAAAAATCACAACTTGGACTTGCAGACGCTCTTTCTAGAGGTGATATTGCAGGGGCAGCAAAAGCAGCACAAGATATGCGAGCACAGGCATCTGCTGGATCAATTGCAGATCAAAAATCAATGCTTGACGCATCAAGGAAATCACAAATTGATGCACTAAAGGGAGAATCTGGACTAACAAGAGAAGAAATTGAAGAAAAAATTCGTGACCTTAAACAGCAAATTCTTGAAATTGAAGAAAAACGAATTGAGCCAGCTCAACGCCAAATGGAACTTCTTGAAAGAATGCAACAAGACCAGATTGATGCCCTTACAGTTCTTGGCAAAACAAGAGAAGAGTGGGACGCAATTAACACAAGTCTTGAGCTTGCTAATACAAAAACAAAAGAATTCCAAGATGCAATGCGAGAAGCTCTGACTATTGCAACTACATTAGGAACAGCTTTGGCTACTGGTGTAGTGCCTACAATAGGTTCTATGCCTACCCCTACACCTACTCCTGCACCTTCAGCTCCTGCCAGACCAGAATACTCTTACCCAGGACTTCTTTCTTCTGGTTCTAGAGGAGACACAGTTAAAAAACTTCAGTCTGCTCTTAATACTGGTGGAGCAGGTCTTGAAGTAGATGGAATTTTTGGACCAAAAACAAGACAAGCCGTTATTAATTTTCAGACAAATCAAGGAATTGGCATAGATGGTGTTGTTGGTCCACAAACTTGGCGTAAACTGTATGATGTTAAATATTACGGTAAGGGTGGAAAAGTTGCATATATGAGTAAAGGTGGAAAGATGTCATATATGGCTCTGGGAGGAATGGCAAAAATGTTTGCAAAGGGAACGGATACAATTCCTGCAATGCTTTCAGCAGGAGAATTCGTTATGCAAAAGTCTGCCGTAGATAAAATTGGTGTAGGTAGACTGGCAGAGCTTAACCGAGGGTACGACAAAAACACAAATAATAATTCTGACTCAGTGTATAATTATAGTATTAGCGTTAATGCAAGTACTAATGCAAACCCAAGAGAAATTGCAAATACGGTACTTGATCAAATTAAGCAAATAGACCAGCAAAGAGTAAGAGGAAACCGATTTAATTATGCCCAATAGTATAGCCTACATGAATGGTAGAAAAAAATATGGTCGTCCACAAGCAATGCTTTTTGCTAATAATAGTGGAACTATCGAAGTTGATTCAGAAACTAATGAAAGTTACTACATTCCACTAGGTGCTGAAATAGGCTCTGACATTTACAATGCTGATTATGCAGAATATGGGTATGAGTTTTTGATTCTTTCAGACGATAATCGTGGACCCTTAGACATTAGAGAACAGCGTATCGAAAGACGAGAACGTATGATTAATGGGCGTATGCGTTCTTACCATATTGCAGATAAGCTACAGTTTTCAACTAAATGGGACATGCTTCCCTCTAGATCATCAGACGCAGGTCCTGGCTTTAATGAGTCTGGAAGTCCAGACACAACATATACACAAGACTTAGTTACAAAAACCAACTTTCTTTACACTACAGATGGAGGAGCTGGAGGGGTTGAGCTTTTAGACTGGTATGAAAAGTACACTGGATCATTTTTTGTGTTTCTTGCTTACGACAAGTATTCTAATTTTGGAAAAAATCAGGAAGGGTATCGTAATTTAGTAAAATATAATCAAGTTGTTGAAGTATTCTTTTCAGACTTTAACTATTCAATTATAAAAAGAGGAAATAACACTCATGATTTTTGGAACATTTCTCTTAGTTTGGAAGAGGTATAATGTTTGTAGATGAAGATTTAAGCAATCACCTAGCAACTTCATCAGTTGTTAAATCTCAAACTGCAGTAATTGCTGAATGGAATATGAACATTGCTTCTAACATTAAGCAAATTGGAAATTACCGTTACCGTCCAGAAAATCCAGTAGGAAGTCCTTATCAAAATATTTCTTCTACTTTTAGTCTTAATGATTATGTAGATGGTGTTGGTCCTAAGTTTTATACTGGTGCAACAGATTCTGATATTGTCGTAGACGGAGGGTTTGACAACTCAGACCTTCCAGTTGCTTTTTTGTCTTACAAAGAAAAAGAAAAACTTTTATATTCTTTAGAAGATTGTTTTGGAAGATTCCGCCCACGTTCTGGAATTAACAAGCTAAGGTTTTTTGACAACAAATATTCTCATTACACTAATATTGAAATGTCTAGAAGACCTAGGTATTATATGTCTGATAAAAATGATCAATTTAAATATTGGACATCTTATAGAAGTGAAGACGGTGTAGAACTTGGTGTTGCAAATCACATACTCTCAGGAGAAAATGTAATTCACGATGCTGCTCCGTTTATTGTATATAAAGATCCTGTACCAGCAAACAGGGTTGTTATTAAAATGCAAACAAATGTTGGAGACATTGACTTAGGAGAGTACTCAAATTCAAAGGGTGTATATCAGGATCCATTTTTTGGTGACATAAATAAAACTACGCCAATTAATTGGAAGGTTCAGCAATTAGTTAATGATAACTGGATTGACATGGCTTCTTTTAATGCTGGATCAAGACGTAGAAATGGAAACCCAATTGTGGGTATTGATGGTTATGTTGAATTATCATATGGATTGATTATTCCTGAAGATTATCGACAACTTTTTACTTATGCTGGAGATTACATATCAGAAAACTTCTTGCCACCAGCAAATGAAGTGCAAGATGGAATAGCTTATTTTGTTTCTAATTCAGAGGATCCAATAGGAACATATCATATTTCGTATGAAGGGGTCTATCAAACTTTTCCAGCTCAATATGGATGGGTAGTTGAAGAAGAAACTGTTGACAGTCTTACAAATTTTGTAACAGACTTAACGTCTCCTTCGTCATATAGTAATCCACTAACTGGAGATGAAATTTATAGAGAATTTGAATATATCGAAGGTTTAAGAATTGTTGTAGAAACAATGAACGTATTTGATTCAACATTTGATTTAATTGAATTGTCTCCAAGACTTACTGTTAATTTATCTGAAAAGGTTACATCTTTTTCACTCACTAAAAGTGCTTCAGATTTAGGGGTCAGTGGGATGCCAGTAGGTCAATTGCTAGCCTCAAATGGGCAGCTAGAGCTGTTTGACTATGACCAGGCTTTCTTTGACGAAAATACTGAAAGCATTGTTCAGGGGTATAATAGTCAAAACATACAAATAAAGCTATATGAAATCATCGCTCAAGTAAAAGCAAATAGTCTAAACTTTGACTATTACATTGACTATTACATTCCGTTAAAAACTTTGTACACTGAAGGCTTTCCACAAATTTCAAATACAGATAGAAAAGTTACACTACAAATGAGAGACTTGTTTTCTTACTTTGAGTCAATGACTGCTCCAAGAGTATTTATTCAAAATGCCTCTCTTAGTTATGCAATTTCATTACTTTTAGATGGAATTGGCTTTTCAAATTATGCATTTAAGCGTACAGAAAATGAGGATGAGCCAATAATTCCACACTTTACAGTAGAGCCAGATGTTACAGTAGCACAAGTTTTATCAAATCTTGCTGTCTCAACACAATACGCAATGTTCTTTGATGAATACAACAATTTTATTGTTATGAGTAAAAATTATATGATGCCGTCTATTGACGAAAGACCGACAGATCTGTATTTATACGGCTCCCAGGACGCTATTGACTCTGGGGTATTAGAAAATGAATATTCAAATCCTACAGCTCTTGCTCAAACTGGTAAAAAACAATTGGCTAATATTCAAGAACTATCATCAAGTATTAATAACATTTATAACGATGGAGTAATTAACTATACAAGCAAGTCAATTCAAAGATCATATAGTTCAATTAAACAAGCCAGCTTAATTGATAGAGATAAGACGTGGATTTACAAACCTGCACTGCTTTGGGAAGTTGCTCCATCAGAAAACCTAACTTCAATAAACGAAGAGCTTGGACAGCAATCTGCATATATGCTTTCTGCAATTCCTCTTAACACTGATTTGTCAGATGAATTACCAGAAGTAAAAAACAACATTGTTGTAAACAATATTATAGATTTTGGTGAGGGAGTGTATCTTCTGCCAAGATATAAAGGATACTTTTACGCTAACGGAGAGATCATTAGATATGATGCCGTTCAATTTAGTGTTTCTGGATTAAGCTCTACAGAATTAGAAAATGCAGATGGCAGCAATGTTTGGATTTCAAATGTTCAAGAGTATCAGCGTTATTTTTCAAAGGTTAAGTTTAATGGAAAAATGTATGCAACTGGACTTGTAAGAATTTACTCAGAACCTAGTTATGAAAATATTTTAGATAGTTCTGGAAACATTGTTAGCTCACAATTAAAAACTGGAGCAGTGGCAAAGCATGGTCGTATGCAATTTAATACTGGACAACAAAATGCAGATGGGACAATGAAGCCTGTTTATCATTATGCAGGTTTAAACTCTTACTGGTCCAGTGATGAAAATTTGCGTGGAGTTAATATGGACGTTAAGTATTTGTTTAATCAAAATGTAGACGACAGATATTCTGATATTTATACAGATGTTGTAAATAGAGGAACAGCAACAATTCAAGAGGCCTCTCCAATAAGTTTAAGTACGTCCTTTGCTACAGACGGTTCAAAGCTTATAGTTTCTTCTAGGCTACATGGATTTGCAGTAGACGACTTAGTTTATTTTTATACAACTGGATCTCTTCCAGTAGGATTAACAACAAATTATCCTTATTATGTAAAATCAGTTATTGATGACAATAGTTTTACAATTGCTGAAACTGTGGGCGGAACAGACATAAACATTAGTCCAACAAATATAAATCTTCAGTCTGGCTTCCACTCTACCTTAATTGCAATAAAAACTTCTACTTCTACTGTAACTATTAATTTATCAAGTCCAGTAAGCACTCCAGCAAAAATTACAAAAACAGGTCATGGCCTTGTTCAAAATCAAAAAGTGTTTTTTACAACAACTGGATCTTTTCTAACTGGTATTCAGGCTAATATTTTTTATGCAGTAGATACAATTGTAGATGTTGATAACTTTACTATTAAATCAATTCCTGGCGGCACTCAGATTGAAACAACAGGAACTCAATCTGGAACGCATACGCTACATGTTTTAAAAGATCCAGTAAAGATTTCTTGTAGCTCTCACAGATTTAATCCTAAAGATTTGGTTAAATTTACAACAACTGGAACACTTCCGTCTGGAATAACTGCTGGGTCACTTTATTACGTATCTCAAACTGGCTTTAACAATAACTATTTTAATGTTTATACTGGATTAATTGGAAGTGCCACAATCTCTATTGCTAACAAGGCAGTAGTTACATTTAATAGTCATGGATTAACAAATGGTAAAAAAATTAGATTTACAACTTCAGGAGCACTTCCCTCTTCTATTTCTTCTGGAGTAGAATATTTTGTAGTTGAGTCAAGCACTAATACTTTTTCTATATCAGCAACAGAAAATGGAACAGCAATTTCTACATTAGGACTTTCCCAAAGTGGAACTCACACACTGTATTCATCACAAAAAACAAACACGTTGGTAAATGTAGGTAACACACAAAGCGGAACACACTCTTTGCTAACAAGTTTTACTAACGATGAAGCAAAGTCTAGGTTAGTTTTAAGGGATGTATCAAAAATTTCTGCTGGATACTATGTTGAAAAAATTGCAGGTAATGGAGTTCTTTCTGAAAATACAAAGGTTATATCAGTTTTGTCAGACTCTAATACACTTATTATTGATCCACCAGCAACAACAAATTTTGTTGCAAATGTAATAGATCCTGCAACACAACAAACACTGGTGAACGAAATTAGAATACTTGAGCAAGTTGCAACTGTACCTGGAAACGCAGGTATTGATACTAATCAATCTAGGGCAAAAACAACAACACGTAACGGAATTATCAAAAACTTTTTAACAAATGTATATGTTGAAGAGGGAACTGTTAATAGACTTCTTAGCACACAAACTGGAACAATGCAATCTTCAGCATTTATTATGAATGGATCAGCGACATCTTCTGACGATGAAACACCAGGTTTTGTAACATATGTGTTTAAAACATTAGAAGACAGGTTTATTCATTTTGGCACTAGAATGCGAATAATTGGAAAAATTAATAACAACGAAGTTCGTGGTCAAAGTGCAAATGGTGCAAAAACTTATTACACGGCTACCCCAACCACATCAGATCAGCCAACAACAATTTCTGGTGGCTCTGGTGGAATGGGAGTTATGGTTAATACTGATAACAACAACGGATACTTTTTTGAACTTGCCGCCCTTTCTTCTACCAACTTAAATAATTATTCAAATCTTGCTGTAAACAATATGGTTTTTTATAAAGTAAAAAGAAATGCAGACGCAACATCAGACACAGAAAAAGCAATTCCTATAAAACTATGGGGAGGCACAGGAAACATTATTGTTGACGACGGTCAGTTTACTGGTCAATACAGAATGACTGCAGAAGCAAACCCAACAGTGTACGACATGTCCGTAGAATATGAAAAAGTTGGGTCTAAGCTAAGATTTTTTCTTTACGTTAATGGAACCCTGGTAGCTAGTGTAGATGACGAAGATCCGCTACCAATTACTAATAATATAGCACTTTTTGTACGTGACTCTTCCAGGGTAATGTTTGAAAATGTATATGCTTTAACCAATAACTACAGTCAAAACACAGTTGCTTCAATTGGAAATATTTCAAACAGTGCTTTTGGAAATGAAGAGCTTAATGCTAATACTGCATTTCAAAAATATGCAATGAGTGGGATGATTCAGTCTACATATTTGTCGGGTATTAGTAGCAACGAGCCTCCCAAGTACAAAATGTATTTTGAAGAGTTTGGAACAATCATGAGGGAAGCTGCATATTTTAATGTAAGATATGACAAGGCATACCCTGCACTATATGCTCAGCTGTCTCCCACATTTAATAAAATTAAAACATACACTACTTCTGGATTTGTTGCTGGTTCTTATGGTGCAGAGTTCTTGATTTTTAATGCTACAGATACCGCCCTTAACTTGGACTCATCTAGTGGAAATTATTTGAGAATTCAGGGGGTAACATTTACACAACAGTCTGTAAATGAACTAACAGTAGATGAATACTTCTCAAAACTATCAGATCTTTCTAATGTAGAATTTTCAACAGACTTTGGAGTTTATTCACCACTAAAAGCTAAAGAAGATTATTTTGACATTAAAACAAGTAGGATTACGCATGGCAAAAAACAATTTTCTTTGCAAGCACCATACATTCAGTCATATGATGATGCTGAAAGCTTAATGAAATGGATGGTCAACAAGGTTATGAAGCCTCGAAGATCTGTTGGCGTTAAACTTTTTGCCACTCCAACTATTCAGCTAGGAGACGTTGTAGAGTTTAATTACAAAAATTCCACAGGTCTTGATGAAGTAGCACTACAGGGTTCAAGGTTTGTAGTTTACAGCATTCAATATCAAAAAGATGTGAACGGACCGTCTATGGATGTATACTTAAGTGAGGTTAAATAATGGTAAATTCAACACCAAACACGCCAACGCCAGTAGAGTATACTACGTCTAAAGGTGTTAAGCCAGCTACCCCAGACCTAATTGTTTTTAATAACGACAACATTCCAGTCGAGTACATGACTGATCTTTTGTTTGAAAATATTGGTGGTCAAGAAATTTTAAATGTTTCTAGAAATGATATTGTGAATGGTCAAAATATTGTTTATACTCCAATTAAAAATTTAACATCTTTAAGCATTGGATATGGCCCTAAAAATATTTTTTCTTTGCCAGATACTGCTGGAGCATATTTTGATAATTTTGCTATTAGGCTTGACGAAAAAACTCCAGAAACTGGAACTGGTCCAAATCAAGAAATTTTATATATGGAAACAGATGAATCAGGGTTATATCAAAATCTTATAGTCAATGTTATTAATATGGCAAAAAGCGAACAAGTTGAGATTGAAGTTCTCTCTGCTGGCAACACTCTAGGTGATATAATTTATTAAGGATAACTATGATTACAAATAAAGGTAAAGACATTATTGCAAAATTTATGATTGGTCAAGCACCAGCATATGCATCATACATTGCGTTTGGATGTGGACCAGAAGCCTTGGCAAATACTGATGATCTTGCAGATTATGCTATTGATAATGATTTTGCAAACAAGCAATCTCTTGATATGGAAATGTTTAGAACACAGGTTACATCAAGAGGATACGTTACTGATCTTGTTTATAATCCTACTACACTAGAATATGAAGAAGTCTCTAAAATTGTTTTTACAGCAGAACTTCCTAGTGAACAAACTTACAGAATTACAGAACTAGGGCTGTTCCCAGCTAAAACAAATCCTGTAGCAGCAAACAAAGATAGTAGAATGATTTATGATTTTGGTGATACTGAAAAATGGGAGTACCACACTGAAAATTCAATCTCTGGACTACAGACATATACAGTGCCACTATATGGAGAAAGTGATGATGGAGCAATTAAGCTAGAAGGAACCACAGTTCCATTTAGAACAAATTCGAATAATTCTATATTTGAAGATAGCATTAGACTTAATATGCAAGAGCCAGGAAGATACTTGAATAGAGTTATTCTTTTGCCTAGTGACCTATCTTATATTGAAGGAGAAACAGAAGAAACTTTAGAGGTTAAGTCAACAGATGCAAGCGGTTATTATGGAAGCCACGTTCATCTAACTGGAACAAGTATTGATTTAAGTCAAAATTCACCAGAAGACGAACTTAAGTTAGCATTTTCAATTATTGGAAAAGATAGTCGAGAAATAGACTCGTTTAGCAAAGTAAAATTAATTTTTGAACTTTCGTCAGATGATACGTCAAGCTCAACAAACAAAATTAGATTTAATGTTTTGATTTCTGCAGACACAATTCAAAATAGATATAAGGTTATTACTAAAAAACTTTCAGAGCTAACAAGTAGTGCCTTATTTAGTTGGGGCAATGCCACGGTTGCAAAAATCTATGCATCAGTTTTTGTTGATGATGATGGTGACGATGTTCTCTCTGATCAGTATTACGTTGCCCTAGATGCTTTTAGAATAGAAAATGTAACAGCAACAAATCCAATTTATGGAATGACTGGATATACTATTGTAAAAAATTCAAACTCTACAAACTTACCAATTGTAAAAAATGCCAATACTTCAAACCTTGTAGAATTTAGATTTGGTCTGGATGTGGTTTAGCTATGGCAGTTCTTAGTGGACTACAAAAAACGGTATACCTTGCAAGAAATCTTCCAGATCCAATAGTTGTAAATAATATAAATAAGTTAAATAGTTTTGTAGTTACAAAAAAAGAAATGGTAAACAACATTGGTACTCTAACAACATCAACCAATCATGGATTTACTATAGGGCAATACGTATCAGTCGAGGGTATTGATTCAATTTTTAATGGCTCACATCTAGTTACCGACATATCTATAGATAGAGAAACAAACGTATATACTTTTTCTTTTTTCTATAACTCTGATCCAGCTACAAATGTTTCATTAACAACTGTAACTGGCACATCCTATAGTACATATCTTAGTATATATGCTTGTAGATATAGGATTGTTTCTGGTGATAAAAAACAGTATTCAATTTGGTCACCAATATATACACTAGTAAGCCCATACAGAAAAGATGTTTTTGAAATTTCTATTGACGGAGGCACGACAATATGACAAATATTACAAGACTTCAGCTTCGTCGTGGATTAGCTGCAGACTGGACGCTAAGAAATGAAATATTACGACAAGCTGAACCTGGATTTGAAATTGATACTGGTAAAATCAAGTATGGGGATGGAACAACTCCTTGGAACACTTTGCCATATGCCACAGGTGGCGGTGGAGGAATATCAATATCGGAAACAAAGCCATCAGATCCAGGTGACGGAGATTTATGGTTTGATTCTGAAACTGGTGATATTTTTATATATTATGAAGATGGAACTTCTTCTCAGTGGGTACAAACAGTTTCTGGACTATCAGGTGGAACAGATCTTCGTACCCGATTAGGTGCGCTTGAGTCTCGAACCACTGACGAAGAGGCTCTGAACATTACTCAAGATGGTAGGCTGACAGCTGTCGAGTCGCTAAACACTACTCAAGACAGCAGGTTGACGGCTGTTGAAGGTGTAAACACTACTCAAGATGGTAGGTTGACTTCACTTGAGGGGTATACACAGCAAAGTCCTAACTACATTATTAATGGTGGGTTTGATATTTGGCAACGTAGTACATCAGCAGCAATAACCGCAGGGGCGTATGCCGCAGCAGACAGGTGGACATTTACTTCGGCTGGAACTGGAATTTCTTGTGTTCAGTCTAGGCAAACCATTGTGCCCAACCAATCAGTTTCTTATTCAGTAAGATACCAACAGTCAGGCAATGCCACAAGCGTGACAGAGTACCGTGCAAGAACTTGGCTAGAGGTTGGACATATTAGACCTCTTATTGGCAATACTGTAACGCTCTCGTTCTGGTATCGTTCAAGCATTACAGGGACTCATACTGCCCGAACTGGCATATACAATGCAACCGGAAGCGGTCTAGATTCTACTGTGAACTTTACTGTAACTTCCGCTGACACTTGGCAGTACGTTACGACAACACACACCTCTTTTGTAAATGTTACTGGTTTCTCGGTAGGAGAGACAAGTGCTGGTGTTTTTATTGACATTGGCTACGGAGCTGGCACATCTAGCGTCCCAACGGGCAGCAATTTTTATATCGCTGAAGTACAACTAGAGGCTGGCTCAATAGCTACACCATTCCGCCGTAATGCTCCAAGTATTCAAGCAGAGTTGGCGGCGTGTCAACGGTATTACCAGAGGATGACTCAGACTAGTGTCGAAACACTTTTTGGTTATGGAGTGCAAACAACCACTACCACAGGGAGATTACTCGTAAATCTACCTGTAACACTACGAGCCGTGCCTACCTCAGTGGTTTTCTCAGCCTGTTTTATCGGGGACCAAACCAGCTTTGCTGCTGCAGCAACTCTTAGTACATTTGACAGGTCAACAACAAGCGCACTAACTTTGGGAGTTACCTTCGCTACCGCAGGGGCAGCGCTCAGACCGATGTTTCTTCAAGGTCGTAATGGTACCCCATACGATGCCGTCGTTGAAGTTATTGCAGAGCTGTAGGATATAAAAATGCCATTAGACTTTTCTAATAGCCGAAACAATAATCAAGTTTAAGGTATAATAATATTATGGCACTTGATTTTCCCAATAGCCCCACAAATGGGCAGGTATATAATGGATATACCTATGATTCTACTAAAGATGTTTGGCTTATTGATTCTTCTATTATTGCAAGTATGTCAACTTCAGACAGTGCCCCCGAAAATCCGTTTCCAGGAGATTTGTGGTATGATTCTGATACAGGATTTACTTTTGTGTATTACGATGATGGGACTTCTTCCCAGTGGGTTGAAATTCTTGCATCAGCCGTTCAGGAGTTAGATCCACTAGGCAACCTAGAAGATATTTCAGATGTAAATGCAACTGGAGTTGCTACTGGAAATGCTTTAGTTTTTGATTCTGCCACGGCTAACTGGGTAGCTAGTAAAGATACGGATGTTATTAAGATGAACGCACAAACTATTTCTGCAAACTATAGCATCCCAATAGGGTATAATGGAATGAGTGCTGGACCTATTACTATTTCTTCTGGGGTAGTTGTAACAATTCCAGCAGGATCTTCTTGGAGTATAGTATGAGTGAACTTACTGTTGGTGAATTAAAAGGACTAGCGGTTAACAACAATACAATTACCGTGCCTTCTGGACACACACTTTATGCTCCAGGTTCAATTATACAAGTTGTCAATGTAGACAACGTAACAAGAACTTCGCAAGGTGTTGCTGCCAACACAATTTTAAACCTTTCAGGCTTAGAAGCTACCATCACACCAAAAAGAAGTACCAGTAAAATAATTATTCAAGCAAGGTGGTTTGGCGAACTAACAGCGGTAGGACTAACTTGGGACTCAGTTTTTGGCGTTAGCAGAAACGGAACACAAATTGGCAGACAACCAGACCCAGGTGCGACAGTTATTAGCGGAATATCAATTGGGACCCAGAGCTACACCGCAGATGATGCAGGTAGTACACCAGAAGTTATGAACTTTTTTCTTTCTGATTTCCCAAACTCTACTTCAGCACTAACCTACAGAGTTACATATCTAGCTAGTGGTGCTGGAACTATTTTTACAAATAGAACAGTGAGCTGGGCTAACCAGGCGACTGGTCACGAGCTTGGTACTTCTGGACTTATGCTTATGGAGGTGGCACAATGAGTGAGCTAAGAGTAAATAACATTTCAAACACTGCTGGAGCAGAAGCATTTTCAATTACAGGTTCTGGAACAGTGTCTGTAAGAAAACCAATAGCTTTTTCAGCCACGAGGACCGCTGGAAACATTACGAGTGGACCAACTACAATTGTTTGGAATAGCGTAAAATCAAATGTAGGCAGTGCTTACAACGCTGGCACTGGAATTTTTACAGCTCCAATCAATGGAGTTTACTTTTTTTCTTTTTATGGAATGAACAACACTAACAGTGTCTTTCACATTCAATTACAAAAAAATAATATTGATTTAGGAATAAATCCTTACGGAAACAGCGGTGCTGGTAATTACACTGGAAATCATGGTTCTGTCATTCTTGAGCTTGTTGCTTCAGACCAAATCAAAATTGTTGTTGTCGCCGGAACTACGTTTTACGCTACGGGTAATGCCCACAACGGTTTTTCAGGATTTTTGATAGGATAATTATGACATCAACAATGAGATTTGACCGCTGGCAAAACACCCTTGGGCAGACTATTGCAACCGCCAGTGCAACAGGACAATTTTACTCTTCAGGTTCAGTTGTTCAAGTTCAGACTGCTTCTTCTGGTCCAGCAGTGCAAGTAATAAGTAGCACAACACCAGTCACCGTATCTGGGTTATCAATAGTGTTCACCCCAAAATTTGCAACAAGTAAAATAATTGTTCAAGCGCAATTGGCTACTTCTGCAACTTACGTTTCTAGCTTTGGTGTTTTTAAAGACGGTTTAGCGACCGTTTCTACCACAGGGCAAACCAACAGTAATGAGCCAAATATGCAAACTACGCACTATTCAAGTGGTCCAACAACTCCAGACGAGTTATTTTCGATTCCTATGCTTCATTCCGAAATAGCTATTGACACTACGCCTAGGACATACGACATTCGTGCGACTTCTGGTTGGGTTGGCACAACATACGCACTTCGATTTAATAACAGAGGTGCTAATGACATGGCAGCATTCAGTCACATGACAATTACAGAAGTAGCACAGTAAGGAAAATGATGAATAGAATAATTAGAATTGGATAGTGTATAATTAAAATATGAATAGAATATTTGGAATTCCAGACGCAATTCAAACCCTTGCTCCAGGAGCACAGTGGTCGTTAATTGGTGAAGACTACGCTGGTCTTGAATGGCTTAGTGAAGACATTGAAAAGCCTACGGAAGAAGCTCTTCTTGAAGAGGTAGCTCGGATACAGGCTGATTACGATGCACTTGAATACACACGACTCCGTGCACCAGAGTACCCCCCAATGGCGGATTATCTGGACGGTATTGTAAAAGGTGATCAGCAACAGGTTGACGACTATATTGCAGCTTGTCTAGCAGTAAAGGAAAAGTACCCTAAGCCTACGGAGACTGAGTAATGGCATACAATTTCCCTAGTAGCCCAACTGACGGACAAAAGTCAAATGGTTATTACTATGACGCAGCAACTGGAGCTTGGCTCAGTGAAAAAAGACTTGGTGTGCCAGTTGGTGTAACAATGGCGTTTGCTGGTGCAACTGCTCCAGAAGGATATTTGATTTGTGATGGATCAAGCAAACTTAGAGCAGATTACCCAGCACTATTTGAGGTTCTTGGTGGAGCTAGTTCTCCCTATGGATTGCCGTCTGGTACAACCTTTAATGTTCCCGACCTTAGAACACGAGTACCAGTTGGACAAAATACTACTGGCACTTTCGCTACCCTTGGCTCAACTGGCGGTGTAGAGTCTGTAGTGCTCACAGGTGCTCAGTCTGGCCTACCTGCCCATAATCACGGTATTACTGATCCAGGTCATAATCATAGCCAAAATCCTCACAACCACACGCAGTCTGCCCACGACCACTACGTTCCAAACGTCAACAACACAGGCTCTGGTAGTGGAGCGTTTACAGAATCTTGGGGTGGTGGCTCAGGCAACCGAAACATCCGTACAGACGGACAAGCACCAGCAATTCAAAACAATACTGCAACAAACATTGCATCCACTACTGGAATTACAACTGTCAACACTACTGCAACAAATGCTTCACAAGCTCATAATAATCTTCAGCCATACATCACCATGAACTATATTATTAAGGCATAGCCTAGCACTTGATTTTAACAGGTCTACAATCTGATATACTATAACTATGGCTAAAGTACCCCTTCCAGATCGTGGACAACCATTAGATCTGTCATATATTTATCAGCTTGCTGAAGGTATCAATAATCTATCAAATGAACTTTCACCTACTGTTACAAAATATACAACAATTGACACTGTAGCAAATGGTCAGCAAAGTGTTAGAACTTCTAATGCCCGAATTGCTGGAGGTATCGTTTCTGTAACAAATAACACTACCACCACTAGTGGTACAGAAGAAAAGTTTACCTATAACTTCTCTGATTTTGCATATGTTCCAATTGTTACTGCTACACCAATTATTACTAACCAATCAACCACAACTGCCAGCAAGGACATTGTTGTTGTTCTTACACGAATTACAACAAACTCAGTAGAAGGTATTGTAAAGTTTAATACTGTTGGTGTATCATCTGTTAGTATTAATCTTTTAATTGTTGGTATTCCAGTTTAGGTAATTATGATACCACTAGAAGAATACAACTCTTCTCCAATTATTCCAGGCAATAAAAAAGTATATTTTATGAATGGTGACTTGGTAAGAGTACACCACCTTAGTCGTGCGAGTGGTATCATGTCTGTATACAACATTAACAAAGGACAAATAGAGTCATGCCTTCTTGGTGACTTTAGAAGTAAGCGAGAGCGAGCATACAGTGTTGCTGAAACAGCACTACTTGTAAATAGAAATAAAAAGTATCTTCCTGATCTAATGAAGTCTGGACTTATACCAGAGCCAACAGGTTCATCAATTGGAAAAGTCCGAGGGTGGCAAATTAGATGTTACTACTCAGAAACACAGGTACACGAGATTCGTGATATACTTTCTAAACAGAACATTGGAAGACCTCGTAAGGATGGTCTTATCAATAACAATATAACTCCGACACGCCAGGAGTTGACAAGGCGTATGGGAGATGGTATCCTTACATATACGAGGACTGCAGATGGGGAATTCATCCCTGTTTGGTCTGAAACACTATAAGTGGAAAGAGAGAAACAAATGGAAAATGAAAATACTAAAATCAATGTTACTCTTGGTTATACTCTTAACCTTGGTAATTTTCAGTCTCTTCGAATTGATTTGGGCGTTGTTGATTCACGCCGTGATGGAGAGAACATCGATCAGGCCTTTGAGCGTGTCTACGGATTTGTAGAAGAGAAGCTTATTGCTAAGATCAACGATGCAAAGGAAGAAGTCCAGGAGTAATGGTTGAACGCAAAGACCGTATGGCTTTGCTCAGTCGCTATTCTAAGCTACATACCGCAAGGTATGAGGAAAGACCATCGTACAATATTAATGTTGAACAATGGGCAGCAGATGCTCTCATTGAATCATATGGCATGTCACACTGCTATGATCTGCTAGACTATTACTTTGATGTTGCAGAGTCTCCTACATGGAAATACTTTGCTAACTATGCAGACAAGATTGTTACTGCTAGAGAACAAGTGGAAGAAGATAAGAGGGAACGTGCAATCCGTCGTGAGCAAGCAAGGAAGTGGCTAAATGAATAACACAGAGTCAAAGCTTATTTCTGCTGTCCTAGAAGACAAGCAGATGCACGTTATGCTACAGGCAAACGCAGATAAGCTTCTTCGTACTCATGGAGATATTTGGGAGTTCATACGTCACTATTTTGAGCAGAATAGTGCAATGCCACCAACATCTCTGATTGTAGAGAAGTTTCGTGATTTTGAACCTGTGCAGGGTATTGGGTCAACCAAGCATCACCTAGACGAACTACAAGCAGAATACCTTAATGATAATCTAAAGGACATTCTTCGTAATGCAGCAACAGAGGTTCAGAGTGGTAGGGGCGTAGAGGCTCTTGAGGGACTGATCTCAAAGACTTCTGAGCTTAAGAAAGATACCGCTGTTATTCGAGATGTTGATGTTACCGACCTTGAGTCTGCAGTTGCTTACTACGAGAATGTTCAGAAGCAAAACGAACTTGGTCAGATTGGTATTAAGACTGGTCTTCCAGGGTTTGATAACTATCTACCTGCTGGCATTATGCCAGGACAGCTTGGAGTATTCCTAGCATATCCAGGTATTGGTAAGTCTTGGCTGTCTCTTTACTTTGCAGTACAAGCATGGAAGCAGGGCAAGTCACCACTCATTATCAGCCTTGAGATGTCAGAGACAGAGGTTCGCAACCGTGTCTTTACAATCATGGGCGAGGGTCTGTGGTCACACCGCCAACTTTCTGCAGGTAATGTAGAGATTGATACGCTAAAGATGTGGCACAAGAAGAATGTAGAGGGTCGTCCAGAGTTTCACATTATCTCTAATGATTCTGGTGGAGAAGTTACGCCATCAGTTATTCGTGGAAAGATTGACCAATACAGTCCCGATCTTGTTGTTGTGGACTACCTTCAGCTTATGTCTCCAAACCAAAAGTCAGAGTCTGAGGTTGTTCGTATGAAGAACTTGTCTCGTGAACTAAAGCTTCTTGCTATCTCAGACGAGATTCCAATTATTGCTATCTCTTCTGCCACACCAGACGATGTTAATAAGCTTGACACTGTTCCAACACTTGGACAAACCTCGTGGTCACGACAGATTGCTTATGATGCTGACTGGGTAATGGCACTCGGACGAGGCACAAACTCTGATATCATTGAGTGTGTCTTCCGTAAAAACCGTAACGGCTTTATGGGAGAGTTCCTAGTACAGGCTGATTTCGACAAGGGATTCTATAAGTACAAGGATTATGAAGATGGTTAGTATAATTAAACTATGGAAAATGTCCACCACAAACCACTTAAAAGGTTTACATTAGACGGCACAATAAAGGATGAATCAGCAATAGGTAGACTCAGAAATGAGTACACCAGGCTATTAATCATAGAAATGCGTTTAAGTGGATATGTTCCTAGGCTAGATATTAATCCAGATTTTACAATTTATTACAATGAAGAAAAAGAGTATTTTGAATTTATATTGTCAATGTATGGCGTACATGTGGGAAAGAAGAAAAGCGAATGGATAATTGGGGTAGACGAAACACGAATGGTCTATACACAGAAGAGCAAGTCCAACGAGTTCTCGTCGGCAGTGGAGTAAACATTGAAGGCGAAGTTGATTCTGACTTTATTGTATTTTGCCCTTTTCATGGGAATCACCGCACTCCTGCTGGAGAAGTAGATAAGCGATCTGGTATTTTCTTTTGCTTTTCTTGCCACAAGGCTTGTGACCTTGTTGAACTGATTATGCACACATCTGGTCGCACATACTTTGAGTCAGTTAGATACATCAAGGGTAAAGAGCAGGAAAGCACAATTGAGAATGACATTAATCGTCAGCTAATCCAGAAACCTTTGTACACACAGTTTGATGAATTTACTGTTAAGCGATTAAACAATATAGCACTAGAGTCTCCAAGAGCCGTTACATATTATCAAGGTCGTCGCATCTCAAAAGACTCTGTAATTCGTTTCTCTTTAGGATATTCTGATAGACAGGATATGGTCACTATTCCAGTTCATTCGCCTGACGGTATGCTGGTAGGCTTTGTGGGGCGTTCTGTGGAGGGTAAAGAGTTTAAGAACACACCAGGACTGCCCAAATCAAAAGTTCTTTTTAACCTACACAGAGTAAAGACTGCACCAAGAGTCTATGTAGTTGAATCATCATTTGATGCTATTAGACTAGATCAATGTGGTTTTGCAGCAGTAGCAACACTCGGTGCAAATGTTTCTAATTTTCAAATAGACTTGCTTCAGCGTTACTTTAATGATATCATTGTCATTGCTGATAACGATGCAGCTGGCGGTAACATGAAAGACAGGCTTGTAGAAAGACTTGGCAATCGTGTTACTGTAGTACAACTAAATAAAGAGTATAAAGACATCGGAGACATGGACGACGACGCTATCAAGCATCTCGATGTGTCGTTTGACAAATCTATCGATGCCATGCTAAACTGATATACCCAATAGAAAACAAAAGGAGAAATAAAATGAGCGTAACAAAGGGACTCAAGAATATCAATGCCCTGCTTGATAAGCCAAAGTATGACGAAGATTCACCACGAGTGCGTTGGCTGAAGATTGCTGATGGTCAGGCAGTTAAGATCCGTTTTGTAGAAGAGCTTGACGAAGATTCAGCTAACTACAATGCAGACCGTGGTCTTGCTCTTGTTGTAAAAGAGCACACCAATCCAAAGGACTACAAGCGTAAGGCTGTAGACACAATGGATTCCGAGGGCCGTGACTGGGCTGAGGAAATGTACCGTAAGGACTACAAGAACAATGCAGGTTGGAAGGGTCGCCTTCGTTTCTACTGCAACGTACTTGTTGACGACGGTATGGAAGACCCATACATTGCCATCTGGTCAATGGGTGTTGGAAAGCAGTCAGCTTTCAACACAATCCGTGAGTATGCTCTTGAGACTGGAAGTATTTCCAACATCTCCTGGAAGCTAAAGCGTAATGGTGTTAGCACTGAAACAAGCTACACGCTCATTCCTTCTGCTCCAGATGCAGAACCATTCAACTGGGGAGACTTTAAGCCATACCCACTTGAGTCTGCACTCAAGAACATCCCATATGCAGAGCAGGAAGCCTTCTACCTAGGCTTTGACACTCCTTCTTCTGCATCATCCACATCCAGCATCGACTGGTAAAACAATTGGGGGGTGGCTTGAATACAGGCTGCCCCCCTATAAACTTCTACAGAGAGATTTTAAATGAGTTACGCTGGACTACACGTTCACACCCACTACTCGCTATTCGACGGTATCGCTACGCCACAGGAATATGTTGACCGAGCCGTCGCACTAGGAATGCCAGCCATTGCTATTACCGATCATGGTTCGCTGTCTGGACACCGTGAAATGTATCGTGCTGCTAAAGAAGCAGGTATCAAGCCTATTCTAGGTATTGAGGGGTACATTACAAAAGACCGACTTTTACACGAGGACAAGAAAGAAAAGAATGATCCTCTAGACCTTAACTATAACCACCTTATTATCCTTGCTAAGAATGCCAAGGGGCTTGAGAACCTTAACAAGCTTAACGAACTTGCATGGACTGAGGGTTTTTACAAGAAGCCACGCATTGACTGGACAATTCTTGAGCAGTACAAAGAAGGTCTTATTATTACTTCTGGATGCCTTAGTGGTGTCTTGGCAAAGGCTATTGAAGCTGGAGAACTTGCATACGCAAAGGAGCACATCAAGTGGTGCAAGGATACATTTGGTGACGACTACTACCTTGAGGTAATGCCTCATAATCCTGCTGAGATCAATCAGACTATTCTAGACCTTGCAGACGAGTTTGGTATTAAGCCTGTGGTCACTCCTGACTGTCACCACTCTGACCCTGCACAGAAGGAAATCCAGGAGCTTAAGCTTATCCTTAACTCATACTCTAATAAAACTGAGAAGGATGCTACATACGAGAAGTCTCGTGAGTACGACAATCTCATGGACCGACTTGACTACCTTTATGGTGCAGACCGTCAAATGTCATTCAATAAGTTTGAGATTCACTTGCTTTCAGATGAAGAGATGCATAATGCCATGAAGGCTCAGGGTATTGACCGTGAAGACATGTATGGTGCAACTCTTGAGATTGTAAACAAGATTGAGGACTATGACATTCAAGACCACACAGACTTGCTTCCTGCACAGTACCGTGACCCAGATGGAGAGATTCGTACTCTTGCAATGGAAGGTCTTACTGCTCGTGGTCTAGTAGATAATCAGGAATACCTTGACCGCCTAGATGAAGAGCTTGAGATTATTAAGAACAAGAAGTTTGCCCCATACTTCTTGGTGGTTCGTAATATGATTAACTGGGCAAAGAAAGAAGGCATCATTGTTGGTCCTGGGCGTGGCTCGTCTGCTGGTTCTCTATTGTGTTATGCACTTGGTATCACAGATATTGATCCAATTATTCACGGTCTTCTATTCTTCCGTTTTATTAATCCAGAACGAAATGACTTTCCAGATATTGATACTGATATTCAAGACTCACGCCGTGATGAAGTAAAGGAATATCTAGTTAAGCAGTACCGTCACGTTGCATCTATTGCTACGTTCTTGCAGTTTAAGGATAAGGGTGTTGTGCGAGACATCGCTCGTGTGCTTCACATTCCACTGCCAGAGGTTAACAAGGTTATGAAGCTTATTGATACTTGGGACGATTATTGTAACTCAAAGTCTACTGCTGAGTTTCGTGAGAAGTATCCAGAGATTGAGAAGTATGGAGAGCAACTTCGTGGTCGTATTCGTGGTACTGGTATTCACGCTGCTGGTGTTGTAACTGCAAAGGAGCCTATCTTTAAGTATGCTCCAATGGAGACTCGTACATCACCAGGAACCAAAGAGCGTATCCCTGTGGTTGCTGTTGACATGGCAGAGGCAGAACGTATTGGTCTTATTAAGATTGATGCACTTGGTCTTAAGACTCTCAGTGTGCTCGATGATACTATTAAGATTATCAAGGAACGGCACGGCATCCAGATTGAGCCACTAAAGATTGATATGGACGACGCTAATGTCTACCAGATGCTTTCTAATGGCTATACTAAGGGTGTATTTCAGTGTGAAGCTACGCCATATACAAACCTTATCGTAAAGATGGGTGTGAAGAACTTCGATGAACTCGCTGCGTCTAACGCTCTTGTTCGTCCAGGTGCTATGAATACTATTGGTAAGGACTACATTGCTCGCAAGCAGGGTCGTCAGGCTATTGGATTCAAGCACAAGATTATGAAGGAGTTCACATCTGATACTTATGGCTGTATTCTTTATCAGGAGCAGGTTATGCTTGCATGTACAAATCTCGGCGGTATGACAATGGCTGAGGCTGATAAGGTTCGTAAGATTATTGGTAAGAAGAAGGATGCTAAGGAGTTCGATCAGTTCCAGGACCAATTCGTACAGGGTGCTTCCCAGTACCTTGGAGAAGAGGGTGCTCGTGACCTGTGGCATGACTTTGAGGCACACGCTGGTTATTCATTCAACAAGAGCCACGCTGTAGCCTACTCTACGCTGTCTTACTGGACTGCATGGCTAAAGTACCACTACCCAATTGAGTTTATGTTTGCTCTTCTTAAGAATGAGAAGGATAAGGATGCTCGTACCGAATACCTCATTGAGGCAAAGCGTATGAATATTCCTGTACGTCTTCCTCATGTTAATGAGTCTGACATTGACTTCAAGATTGAGGGCAAGGGTATTCGATTTGGACTTAGTGCTATCAAGTTTGTATCTGATAATATTGCTTCTAAGTACATTGCTGCTCGACCATTCAAGTCATACAAGGAAGTTGAAGAGTTTACGTTTGGCAAGGGTAACGGAGTAAACAGTCGTGCTCTATCATCAATGCGTCTTATTGGTGCTACTGCCTTTGATGATAATCCTGCTAACCAGGAAGAGATTCGAGAGAATCTGTATGAGTATCTAAACCTTCCAGAGTTTAATATGTCAGTGCCAACACACTTTCATGCATTCATTGACACTGCAGAAGATTATGAGGAAAAGGGTTCGTTTATTCTCATGGGTATGGTCAAGAATATCAAACGAGGCAAGGGCTGGAGCCGTGTAGAGATCCTAGACAAGACTGGTCTTGTAGGTATCTTTGATGATGAAGACTCTTCAATTGAAGCAGGGCGTACATATATCATTCTTGCTAGTGATAATCGTGTACTGTCTGCTGTACCTGTAGATGAAGCCAAGGGGTCTGCATCAGCACTGATTAAGTTCTTGAATTACAAGCAGTTGCCATATACAGACGACGAGATGTATGTTGTATCTTTCAAGTCACGAATTACAAAGGCTGGGAAGAAAATGGCATACCTAACTCTTGCAGATACTGCACGAGACTTGCATCCAGTCACAGTGTTCCCATTGCAATACGCAAAGGCATACATGAAGATTGAAGAAGGCAAGGCATACAAGTTTAGCTTTAACAAAACTAAAGATGGAACAACAATATTGGAGGATGTAAATGTTTGATGATCTTTGTACCGAGCTTCACACGACTGCTGTGGAGAAGGGCTTTTGGCCTGAAGATGTAGACGATATCTTTATTACCAAACAGCTTATGATGATTGTATCTGAGACTGTAGAGGTAATGGAGGCTATTCGTAAGGATAAGGGTGAACATGCTGTGTCAGATGAAATGGCAGATATTCTTATTCGCACCCTGGACCTATATGCTGGTCTGGTTGAGCATGGCTACACTCGTGTATCTCTTGATCACGCACTAGCAAACAAGGCTGGGTTTAATAAGACTCGTCCAGAAAAGAATGGAGTACGTTTCTAATGGCAATGACAATGGAAGAAGTAATTGCAAAGCTAGATCCAAAGCTCCGTAAGAATCTATTTATTGGAGATGAGACACCAGAGACTATCTTACAGCCTACAGCAAGCTATGGTCTTAATCGTGCTCTTGGTGGAGGCCTTCCATATGGTCGTCAGGTGCTTATCTGGGGCAGTAAGTCATCAGCTAAGTCATCTATGTGCCTTCAAATGATCGGCCTTGCACAGCAAGAAGGTAAGATCTGTGCATGGATTGATGCTGAGATGTCATACGATAAAGGCTGGGCTGCTCGTTTGGGGGTAGACACATCAAAGCTTATCTACTCACAAGCTCGTACAATTAACGAGATGGTAGATGTAGGCACGAAACTTATGAATGCAGGTGTAGACCTTATTGTAGTTGACTCAATCACATCACTGCTTCCTGCTATCTATTTTGAAAAGGGTAGTGATGAACTAAAGGATCTTGAGAACACCAAGCAAATTGGTGCTGAGTCACGAGACTTTAGCAATGCATGGAAGATGATTAACTATGCTAACAATAAGCCAAAGCCTACTTTGTTTGTACTTATTAGTCAGAGTCGTAATAACATCTCTGCCATGTACACTTCACAACAGCCTACAGGCGGTCAGGCAACAAAGTTCTATTCGTCTACAGTAATTAAGCTGTTCTCTTCTGAGTCTGACAATCAAGCTATCAAGGGTAAGATTCCTGTAGGAGATAAGCTGATTGAAGAAAAGATTGGTCGCAAGGTTCGATGGGAAGTTCAGTTCTCTAAGACTTCTCCAGGTTTTCAGTCTGGTGAGTACGACTTCTATTTCCGTGGTCCATTTGTTGGTGTCGATGCTATTGGTGACCTCGTAGACACTGCAGAGCTTGCTGGTATCGTAGAGCGAACAGGTGCTTGGTACGTTGTGTCTGAAGACAAAAAGGTGCAGGGTAGAGAGGCATTTATTAACTATGTCCGTGAGAATGATGAATTCCGTAAGTCTATTGAGGATCAGTTAAATGGCTAGGTATAACATTTACCCAGGAATATTTCCATGTCACACATGCAAGCTTGAGTCAAAGACTATTCGTAGTTATCCAGGACAAAAGAAGCTATCTTGGATGTGTCCAGACAAACACCTAAACGAAGTTAATCTTGACACTAGAAAAGACAGGAGAGACTTTGAGCGAGAAGAATGAGAGTAAGCGTATTGGTGCTACTCAGCATAAGAACTCTGGTCGTAACACAAAGAAGGGTGATGCTACATGGCACAACTTCTGCGTAGACTTTAAAGAGGTTGGAAAGTCTTTTACACTTAACAAAGAAGTGTGGGCTAAGGCAACAACAGACGCAATCAAGAACAAACTTGACCCTGCTATTTTAGTTGTGATTGGTGATGGAGAACAGAAGACTCGTTTGGCAGTCGTAGAGTTTTCTATCCTAGAACAAATGATTGAAGAATTAGCCTTCCTAAATTACACAGAAGGCTCAGAGTAAGGTATACTAGATATAATGGAAAATACAACAACAATCGACATGGTAAATGGTCTAAGTGAAATTGCCGACTATATGGACGACAAGGAACTCACAGAGGCTCTTACTATGATCGCAAAATTAATTATCAAACCAGATATTCCTCTGGCTGTTGCTACAATCGAAATCGTTCGGTTACAAGCAATTGCTGCCAAGATGCAATTCCGTGCAACTTGGCTTACCAACGTAGACAAAGGAGACAGAGCGAAGAAGAATATCTATTATACTGCAGCCGAATCAATTAACAATTTGGTTTCCGCACTGAAGTATATTACTCGCTAAGTATGATTATGAAAAATTTATTAACTCAGGTAATGGAAAAGTCAGCAGATGCACAAGGCACTGTTGTTGCAGGTATCGACCCACAGGCTCTTGTTGAAAAGATTAAGTCTGGCTATACAGCTAATCGTGGACCACGACACCAGCAGAAGAAGACATTTGCCCCATCAACAATTGCATATGGACATGGCGAGTGTGCTCGCTACTGGTTCCTAGCATTTAACGGCGGTACATTTGAAGACAATGCAGATGCCTTTGCAGGTGCTAATATGACTAATGGTACTAAGAGCCATGAGCGTATCCAGCAAGCAATGGAAGATGCAGGATTCCTCATTGATTCAGAGTTTAAGATTATAAACAATGACCCACCTATCTTTGGATATGGTGACGTTATGCTTGACTGGGAAGGCGAACCCCTTCTTGGTGAGATTAAGACTATGATGAACGAAGGTTTTGAGTATCGTAAAATTAATCGTAAGCCAAAATCAGGACACCTCATTCAGCTTTTGATTTATATGAAGATTCTTCAAAAGAAGAAAGCTGTACTCATTTATGAAAACAAGAATAACCATGAACTATTGGTTCTTCCTGTTGAGATAAATGATTATTATATTAAGTGGGTTAACCAGACATTTGAATGGATGCGAACGGTTCGTAAGGCATGGGAGAACAAGACCTTACCAGAAAAGAACTATCGATCAAATTCAAAAATTTGCAAGAACTGTCCTTTATCAAAGGTCTGTGCAGATGCTGGCAAGGGAGATATTAAAATAGATCGCCTGGAGCCAATAGATGAAAACATGTCAATGGTGTGATGCTGGGTTTACTCCCAAAGTATCTTATCAAATATATTGTTCTGATGAATGCCGTGAAGCGGCAACTAAAGAAAAGATAGCACAGAAATATGCTATTGCAAGACGCAATAAGCTGATGTCTAAAAAGAGGGAGTGCAAAGCATGTGGCTCTGCACTCTCCGTTTATAATGATGATGAGTTGTGTACTTTATGTTTGGTAAATCCAATAGACGTATCTAAAACACTAAAAGAAATCAAGGGAAGAGCTAATGGTAAATTTAAAGAGACTGAATGATAAGCCTTTCAGAGTCTGTAGCATTGATGCAAGTACTAATAGCCTAGCCTTTGCTATCTTTTATGGTGACGATTTAAAATATTGTGGAAAAATAAACTTTACTGGTAAGGATGTATATGAAAAAGTCGCAGACGCTGGACGCAAAACAAAAAGTTTTTTCGATGTTCTTAGTGATTTTGATGCTGTCGTTATTGAACATACTGTTTTTATTAACAGTCCTAAAACTGCTGCTGACTTGGCTCTGGTTCAGGGGGCAATCCTCGGAGGAATTGCAGCTTCTAGCAGTGCTTCTATTTCCTCCGTTTCTCCTATGACATGGCAAAACTTTATCGGCAATAAGCGTTTGACTAGTGTTGAAAAGCTTGAGATCGTTGCTAACAATCCAGGCAAGTCTGCTTCATGGCTAAAAACACATGAGCGAGAAGTCAGAAAACAACGTACAATTAGATTTGTAAACACTATTTACGATAAAAATATTAAAGACAATGACGTAGCAGATGCTATTGGAATTGGACACTGGGCAGTGAATGGTTGACAAGGAGCACGATGGCTGGTAAACTGTATACTAATGAGATGTGGTTGCGTAAGCGATTCCACCTTGACCGCAAGACTCCAGAAGAGATTGCAAAAGAGTGTGGCGTATCAGTTGAAACAATTTACGTCTACCTTGCTAAATTTGGATTAAGGAAATCAAAACGATAATGGGAATCTCAAACGAAGAACGATTCGTAGAATACTACGATATGGCTAATGCCTATAACCAAGAGATTGATATGGTTAATCATCCTAAACACTACACCTCTGATCCTTCGGGGGTAGAGTGTATTGATATTACAAGACACCGTAACTTTAATGTAGGTAACGCTATTAAGTATCTTTGGCGAGCAGGTCTTAAAGAAGACTCAAACAAGAGTATAAAGAAAAAGCAAATTGAAGATTTGCAAAAAGCAGTATTTTATATCAATGATGAAATTAAGAGATTGGCAGGACAGTAATGGGTCGTCGTCGTAAGGTTGTTCTTGGAAAGCCAACAAAGCCTCCAATTGAATTTAGTCGTGAGTATGAGGCTGTTCTACCAAATGGTAAAACAATTGTAGCTGGCGAGATTATTAAGATTATGGGTGAGTATGGAACTACTTTTAGATTTGACTCTCTTACAACAAATGTAGAAACAGGAGTCTCCTGGATTGAATGTCGTGAACTTTATAAAGGTCAAATTGCTGCGTTTCGTGCCTTCTATATTGAGCGTGTAAAGAAGTTGCCTGTAAGGAGGAAGAAACGTGTCCAATGAAAATCCAATAGTTGAGCATCTAGACCAGATGAATAAGGTCGTTGCTAAATATCTTGAGGGTAGCGATCCAACAAAGATCTCTAAAGAGCTTTCACTTCCACGAACAAAGGTAGTTGCCTATCTAGAAGAGTGGAAGATTATGGCATCTAACAATGCTGCAATTCGTGAGCGAGCACGAGAAGCTCTTGTTGCTGCTGATACTCACTATAATAAATTGATTCAGCAAACTTATGAAGTTATTGATGATGCAACTACCACAGCCAACCTTAGTGCAAAGACTACAGCTATTAAGTTGGTTCTTGATATTGAGTCTCGTCGTATTGATATGTTGCAGAAGGCTGGTCTTCTTGAGAACAAAGAACTTGCAGAAGAAATGCTTGCAATCGAAAAGCGTCAAGATATTCTAATGAATATTCTAAAAGACATTGCATCAGAACATCCAGAGATTCGTGACAAGATTATGCGTCGTCTCTCTGATGCCTCTAAGAACGAAGAGGTGATTACAATTGTCAGGGATGTTTGATGAATTTATTGAGGTTCTAAAAGATAATCCATTTGCAGAAACTCCTGTAGACGTTAAAGCCTTTGTTGAGGGCGAAAACTATCTTGGACAGCCTCCATTGTCACAGGTCCAGTATGACATTGTAGAAGCAATGAGCCAGGTGTATAAGCTTCCAGAGCTTCAAGAACTTAAGGGTACGGCTGAGGGTACAGCCTACTACAAAAAGTATACTAAGAATGAAGTTATCCTACAACTTGGCAAGGGTAGCGGAAAAGACTTCGTATCTACAGTAGCATGTGCATATATCGTGTATAAACTTCTATGCCTAAAAGATCCTGCACGATACTTTGGTAAGCCATCTGGCGATGCTATCGATATCATTAACGTGGCTATTAACGCACAACAGGCTAAGAACGTTTTCTTCAAAGGCTTCAAGACTAAGATTGAAAGATCTCCTTGGTTTGCTGGAAAGTTTTATGCTAAGGCAGACTCGGTTGAGTTTGACCACGCAATTACGGTTTACTCTGGTCACTCTGAACGAGAGTCTCACGAGGGCCTAAACCTTATCCTAGCCGTGCTTGACGAGATATCTGGGTTTGCTCAGGATGTTAATACAGGTAACGATCAGGGTAAGACTGCTGACAATATCTATAAAGCATTCCGTGCTTCTGTAGACTCACGTTTTCCAGATGTCGGGAAGGTGGCCCTGCTGTCATTCCCTCGATACCCAGGAGACTTTATTTCTCAAAGATATGACGATGTTATTGCCGACAAAGAAGTGGTTACAAAGCATCATAAGTTTATTATGAATCCAGACCTACCAGAAGATTCCGAGGGTAACGCATTAGAAATTGAATGGGATGAAGATACTATTCTTAACTACAAGTATCCAGGAGTATTTGCACTAAAGCGTCCTACATGGGTAGTAAACCCTACACGACAGGTTGATGATTTCAAGCTTGCATTCTATACAGACATTGGTGACGCTATGCAACGCTTTGCTTGCGTTCCTACTTTTAGCTCTGATGCATTCTTTAAGCAACAGGATAAGGTTCGTGCAGCGATGACACTTCGTAATCCCCTAGATGCTTTCCGTAGGTTTGATGAAACGTTTGTTCCAGATCCAGATAAGATTTATTTTGTACATGCTGACCTTGCACAGAGACATGACAAATGTGCTGTAGCAATTGCACATGTAGATAAATGGGTAAACATTCAGGTAATTAAGGACTACCAACAGGTAGCCCCAATTGTTGTAGTAGACGCAGTAGCGTGGTGGGAGCCAAAGGTAGAGGGTCCTGTAAATTTGTCTGAGGTAAAACATTGGATTCAAAATCTTAGACGCTTAGGATTCAATATAGGAATGGTTAGCTTTGACCGCTGGCAGTCATTTGATATTCAGAATGAGCTAAAGCAGGTAGGCATGAGAACTGAGACTGTATCTGTTGCCAAGAAACACTATGAGGATATGGCTATGCTTATCTATGAAGACCGACTTGCTATGCCAGCTATTGATCTTTTATTTGAAGAGCTTACAGAGCTTAAGATTGTAAAACAGAATCGTGTTGACCACCCTCGTAAATCTTCTAAAGACCTTGCAGATGCTGTGTGTGGTGCAATCTTTGGTGCTATCTCTCATACCCCAAAAAGTCTTAATCCTGTAATTGAGATTCATCAGTTTTCTGGTGACAAGAAAAAGAGAGACGAACTTGACCCACCAGGGGAAAATGTGATAAGCTATGAACCACACAAAGTTGAATTACCCCAGTGGTACGACAGCATGAATCTAATGTAAGGGGTATAATGATAGATATAGTCTATTACTCAAACCGTAGTGGTAATACAAAACGATTTGCAGAAAAGTTGGAAGTCAAAAATACATACAGTATATATGACATTCCTGTAGCATCAAAAGATTATATATTATTTGTACCAACTTATGGTGCAGGTAATGATGGACATCATGTTCCAAGAGCAGTAAAAACTTTCCTATCTATTAAGACTAATGCAGATCATCTTTGTGGAGTTGTGGGATTTGGAAATACAAACTTTGGGAACACCTATTGCAAAGCAGCAGAAATAATTGCTAAAAAATTTGGTGTTCCTATTTTAGGCAGGGTAGAGCTATTCGGCACTCCCGAAGACGTAATAGAGATTAAGGAAAGGTTGGAGATATTTAATGTCACAGTATAGTTATCACGAGCTAAACGCCATGCTGAATTTGTATGGCAACGACGGCAAGATTCAGTTTGACAAGGACAAGGAGGCAGCTAAGGCATACTTCCTAGACCACGTTAATCAGAATACTGTGTTCTTCCACAGCCTTGAAGAGAAGCTTGAGTATCTTGTTAAGAACGACTACTACGAGCAAGAGCTTCTTGACATGTATGACTTTGAGTTTATTAAGTCACGATTCAAGCAAGCATATGCTGTGAAGTTTAGATTCCCTGCATTCCTGGGTGCTTATAAGTTCTACACATCCTATGCACTAAAGACGTTTGATGGTAGCCGTTATCTAGAACGCTTTGAGGACCGTGTTGTAATGAACGCTCTGATGCTTGCTAAGGGTGATAAGAAGCTTGCTGTCAATCTCGTGGACGAGATTATCTCTGGACGATTTCAGCCAGCTACTCCTACATTCCTTAATGCTGGTAAAAAGCAGCGAGGTGAGTTTGTGTCTTGCTTCCTTCTCCGTATTGAAGACAACATGGAATCAATTGCTCGTGCAATCAACTCCTCCCTTCAACTATCTAAGCGTGGTGGCGGTGTTGCCCTTAACCTAACAAACCTTCGTGAGGTAGGTGCTCCGATCAAGAAGATTGAGAACCAGTCTTCTGGTGTACTTCCAGTAATGAAACTACTTGAAGACTCATTCTCATATGCCAATCAGCTAGGTGCTCGTCAGGGTGCAGGTGCAGTTTATCTTAATGCTCATCACCCAGACATTCTACAGTTCCTAGACACAAAGCGTGAGAACGCAGACGAGAAGATGCGTATCAAGACTCTCAGCATCGGAGTAGTCATTCCAGATATCACTCTTGATCTTGCTAAGAATAACGAGGATATGTACTTGTTCTCACCATATGATGTTGAGCGTATCTACGGTGTGCCAATGAGTGATATCTCTGTCACTGAGAAATACCAGGAAATGCTTGACAACCCTGAGATTCGTAAGTCTAAGATTAAAGCTCGTGTATTGTTTGAGCGTATCGCAGAGTTGCAGTTTGAATCGGGGTATCCATATGTAATGTATGAAGACACTGTTAATAATGCCAACCCTATTGAGGGTCGCATTAACATGTCTAACCTTTGCTCTGAGATTCTTCAGGTCAATACCCCAACAACATACAATGCTGATTTAAGTTATGATCAGATTGGTAAGGATATCTCTTGTAACCTAGGATCACTAAACATCGCAATGGCTATGGAGTCACCAGACTTCGGAAAGACTGTTGAAACCGCTGTACGAGCACTCACAGCCGTTGCTGACCTATCCTACATTGAGTCCGTAATGTCAATTGCAGAGGGTAACAAGAAGGCTCGTGCCATTGGTCTTGGTCAGATGAACCTTCATGGTTATCTTGGTAAGTCAAAGATCCATTATGGAAGCGAAGAGGGTGTTGATTTTACCAATATCTATTTCTACACGGTACTATACCATGCCCTCAAATCGTCTTCGAAGATGGCACAGGAGACTGGAAGCCCCTTTGAAGGCTTTGAGAAGTCTAAGTATGCTACTGGTGAATTTTTTGATAAGTACATCAACCAAGAATGGAAGCCAGCAACCAAGAAGGTAGAGAAACTATTTAAAGATGCAAATATTGATATACCGACTCAGCATGATTGGGAGAATCTATCTAAGTACGTTAAGAAGCATGGTCTATACAATCAAAATCTACAGGCTGTACCCCCCACTGGGTCTATTAGTTATATTAATAACTCTACCAGTTCGATTCACCCCATTGCGTCACAGATTGAAATTCGTAAGGAAGGAAAGCTAGGTCGTGTTTACTACCCTGCACCATTCCTTACAAACGATAATCTTGAGTATTTCCAGGACGCATATGAGATTGGACCAGAGGCTATCATCGATACCTATGCTGCAGCAACTCAGCATGTCGATCAGGGTCTTTCATTGACACTGTTCTTTAAAGACACTGCGACAACTCGTGATGTAAACAAGGCACAGATTTATGCATGGAAGAAGGGTATCAAGACTATCTACTACATCCGCATTCGACAGCTTGCCCTTGAGGGTACAGAGGTTGACAACTGCGTAAGCTGCATGTTATAATTGGAGATACTATGATTACTAGACCTATTAACTGGAACAAAATTGAAGACCCCATTGACTTGGAGGTTTGGAATAGACTTACGTCTAACTTCTGGCTACCTGAAAAGGTTCCACTAGCAAATGACGTACAGTCCTGGGCTACGCTACATCCTGATGAGCAAGAGCTTACTATGCGTGTGTTTGCTGGCTTAACTATGTTAGATACCGTACAGGCAACTGTAGGGGCCATGACGCTTATGCCAGACTCTCGTACGCAACATGAGGAAGCGGTGATTACAAACATTGCATTTATGGAAAGTGTACATGCTAAGAGTTACTCAAGCGTGTTCTCTACCCTATGCTCTTCAACTGATATCGATGCAGCTTTTAGATGGTCTGAGGATAATCCTTTTCTACAAAAGAAGGCTGAAATAGTTATCACCAGGTATCGTGGAGACGATCCATTAAAGCGTAAGATTGCTTCTGTACTTCTAGAATCATTCTTGTTCTATTCAGGATTCTATCTTCCTATGCACTGGTCAAGCCGTGGTAAGCTAACAAACACTGCAGACCTTATTCGTCTTATTATTCGTGACGAAGCAGTTCATGGGTACTACATCGGCTATAAGTTCCAGCAAGCCTTCCAGGAGGCCTCTGAAGGCCGTCAGGAGGAGCTTACAAACTATGCCTATGAATTACTCATGGAACTTTATGAGAACGAGGTACGATACACAGCAGACCTATATGATAGCATGGGGCTTACGGAGGACGTAAAGGCGTTCCTTCGTTACAATGGAAACAAGGCATTAATGAATCTTGGATTTGACGCACTGTTTCCAAAGGAAGCAACAGAGGTTAACCCCTCTATTCTTTCTTCTTTGTCACCCAATTCAGACGAGAACCACGACTTCTTCTCGGGGTCAGGGTCTTCATATGTAATTGGAAAACATGAAGCAACAACTGACGATGATTGGGATTTCTAATGGCTAAGATGGAAATGGAAGATTGGATTGAGATTGGAATTGATCAAGGATGGATTAGTCCTGGATTTTGTTTCACACATGAAGGCGACCCTTATATGACAGAAGAAGAAGCACAAGATTGGGAAGATGGTGGCGATCCTTGCTGCCCCGTATTTAAGGTATTAGTTTAATGACAAATAAAATCAAGTTTACTTATATTGGAAAGTATCCTTATAAAGTTCATGACCACCCCAAGCCATCGGCACAGCAATTGCCAGATTGGTTTTCAGATATGCAATCGTATCATTCAACGGAAACTAACCCAGATGGTAAGAAGTTTGAAATTAGAAACGGAGCGAGTACAGCAACAGCAAAAAAGTGTACGCCAATGCTTGATGCTATTACTGGTGGTTACACAGTTTCTTTATGGACCGATGTTTGGATTGAAAAAAATGAAACTGGAGAGCAACAGGTTTCTTGGAGAACCAAAGATGCTGTTTTTGCTGAACATGGACCATCCGCATCACTAATTACTGGACCCCCAGGATACAACACTGCAGTTTTAAAATATCTAACAAACTTTAGGGTATCAACACCTCTAGGATATTCTATCCTAGTAAAACCTCCAGGAGGATACTATGATTTGCCATTCATGCCGTTGACAGCAATTATTGATACTGATAGTAGTGTTATTGACACCAATATTCCAGTATGGCTTAAAAAAGATGTTTCTGGTGTGATAGAAAAAGGCACACCAATTGCACAAATATTTCCATTTAAAAGGGAGAGTTGGGAAATGCAGGTTGACATGATGGAGTCTGATGATTTTGATATTGATGTTGATCGTGGTTTTTCGCGTACACTAATTAATAACTATGTTAAAAATCATCGCTATAAAAAAAGTTTTAAGTAATATTAAAAACCCCCTGCTCCTAGCATGACTCATAGGAACCATTCACTGGAGCAGGGTTTGCCTCAATAGCTCAACGGTAGAGCATCTGTCTTGTAAACAGAAGGTTGTGATCTCGGAATTCACTTGAGGCTCGATGGTGAACTGGGGTATGTTGCAACTAAACCCTTGGTAAGAAACCCAGTGATGCTGGACATCCATCACGTCCCATAGAACTAGATTAACGGTGTGGCTCCTGACGAGGCTTGGTTCGATTCCAAGGTGGGACACAATGGTATAATTAAATATGGAAAGACCACACCACGGTGAAGATACTA